AGAAAAACTATTGAGCAGGGTGAAGAAACGCTTATAGGGCAGGCTAAAGGGCGTATCGAAGCCCAGTTAGATAAGGCAAAAACAGCTTACAAAGCCGCGTATGAATCTGGAGATCCCGATGCTCTTATAGCAGCGCAAGAACAGCTAACCGCGCTAAAGGTAGAGGCGGATAGGGTTAATAATTACAGACCCACTCCCAGACCTGCACCCCAACCCACGCCGCAGTATACACAGCCTACTGCGCAGGCTAACAAACCTGATGAGAAAGCTTTGGAGTGGGGTAAAAGAAACACTTGGTTTGAAAAAGATCCCGAGATGACCGGCTACGCTTATGGTGTACATCAGCGGCTTGTACAATCAGGGATTGATCCAAGAAGCGATTCTTACTATGATGAAATAGACAAGGCCATGAAAAAGGTCTTTCCAGATAAGTTTGATGATGGGAAAACTGAGGATGAAGCACCCCAACGTCAGGCAGGCTCCGTGGTCGCCGCACCGTCAAGAACGACGAAGAAGCCACGCACAGTGCGATTAACCTCAACACAAGCCTCTCTCGCCAAGCGGCTTGGACTCTCAAATGAGCAATATGTGGCGCAGTTATTAAAGGATCAATCCAAATGAGTAACAGAACTTCACGCAGTAACAGTGACCGCGATGCGGTCAAGCGCAAAGTGTCATGGGAAAGACCTACTATGTTACCAACCCCCGAACCCCGTGCTGGCATTAGCTACCGCTGGATTCGCACTTCTACTTTGGGGAATACGGATAACAAGAATGTTTCTTCCAGATTTCGTGAAGGGTGGACACCTGTTCGTAAAGAGGAGCATCCGAACCTCCAAGTTATTTCTGATATCGACTCACGATTTCAGGATGGCATTGAGGTAGGTGGTTTATTGCTTTGTCAAAACGCCACTGAACAAGTTGAGGCTAGGGTTGAAAAGCAGTTGGAAATGGCACAAAGCCAGATGCAAGCTGTGGACAATTCTTATCTGAAACAATCAGATCCTCGTATGCCCGTTTTAAATCCAGAGCGGAGTACGAGAACTTCATTTGGCAAGTAACCTTTTGGGGAGCTTGTCGCAACTTAAACTCTAGGAGTATGAGAGAATGGCTACTACAGCAGCTCCCTACGGCTTAAAACCTGTGCGCCGCGCAGACGGAATGCCGTATGCTGGTGCGACCAATCAGTATCTCATTGACCCCGCTGGAGAAGCAACAAACCTATTTTATGGGCAAGTTGTTATCATTGGGGCTGATGGTTACATCGCACTCGCAACTGGTTCAGGTTCAGACCTGACATCTAACAGCATCTCAGGAACAACAGGCGTTGGCGCTATTGGCGTTTTCGTTGGTTGTGAGTATGTAAACTCTTCGGGCCAAACGGTCCAAGCACAGTATTATCCATCTGGAACTTCCAATGGTGATGCTATTAAAGCGTATGTTGTTGACGATCCAAACGTACTATTTCAAGCCCAGCTTGATGGTACAGGAGCGCAAACAATCATCGGTACAAACACATTCTTTGCAGCAGTGCAGTCTACCTCAACTGGTAATACCACAACAGGTAACTCTACATCTGCATTGGACGCTACGGTAAAGACTGCCGCAGCGGCGTTCCGTGTTGTTTCACATGTGTCAGATCCTGCTGATGCGTTCCCAGATGTACTTGTAAAGTTCAATCCGGGCGCTCACCAGATGACCAATAACGTAGGCTTATAAGGAGGTTAAATTATGGCTATTTCACGCGCCCAGCTCCTTAAAGAGCTACTCCCCGGTCTGAATGCATTGTTTGGTTTGGAGTACGGCAAGTACGAAGACGAACATGCTGAGATCTATGAAACTGAAACTTCAGAGCGTAGCTTTGAAGAGGAAGTTAAATTGAGCGGATTTGGAGCCGCCCCTGTGAAAGCAGAAGGTGCTTCAATTTCTTATGATAACGCACAGGAATCATTCACTGCGCGTTACAACCATGAGACTGTTGCAATGGGCTTTTCTATCACAGAAGAGGCTATGGAAGACAATCTTTATGATTCGCTCTCTGCTCGTTATACTAAGGCTCTTGCCCGTGGTATGGCGTACACAAAGCAAACAAAGGCTGCTTCTTTGTTGAACACAGGCTTCACCACCTTTAACTCAGGTGATGGCGTTACTTTGTTTAGCACAGCGCACCCAACCGTTGAGGGCACCACTAACGCTAACCGCCCTTCAACTGATGCTGACTTGAATGAAACTTCGCTTGAGCAAGCTGTTATTGATATCGCCGCGTTTACTGATGAACGTGGCTTATTGATCGCTGCTCGCCCTCGCAAGTTGGTCATTCCACCAGCATTGATGTTTGTTGCAACTCGCTTGTTGGAAACAACTTTGCGTGTTGGTACAGCAGATAATGATATCAACGCACTTAACTCAAACGGGTCTATCCCAGAGGGTTATGCGGTGAACCACTATCTGACAGACAATGATGCCTTCTTCATCACAACTGATGTGCCTAACGGCATGAAGCACTTTGTCCGTACCGCTATGCAAACAGGCATGGATGGTGACTTTGACACTGGTAACGTGCGCTACAAAGCGCGTGAGCGTTACAGCTTTGGTGTATCAGATCCATTGGGAATCTACGGTTCTCGCGGAGCATAAAGTATGCTATAAGGTGGGTACTTCATGTATTCTCCTCATGTATAACTTAGGGGCAGCTTCGGTTGCCCCTTTCTTTTTGTTTAAATATCTATTACTATAGGTGTATCCCTGACAAACACATGGTGTGTTTGACTAACCCAGACAGGAGATCGACATGGGTACTACTACTTTTTCTGGTCCAATCAAGGCTGGAACCATCAAAAATACCACAGGCACTACACTTGGAAGCGATGTCGCAAATGTCGGACAAGTCGTAATGTCTCAAACCTTTGCTGCTGATTTGTCAAGCGGAGCCATTGCTGCCGATACTACAAATGTAGTTATTCCAGCAAACTCACAGATTATTGACTGTGTGATTGACGTTATTACCGCGTCAAGTGATGCAACTAATCTGAGCGTTGGTGACACCGTAGGTGGTGCGACATCTATCCTTAATACTTACGCTATTGGAACAACCGCGGGTCGCAAATACCCGACCACTCAAGCGGGTGCAGCATTAGCATGGGAAGATACGGGTTCTGCTGATATACGTCTGACCGTAACAAACTCTGCCGCCACAACAGCGGGTGAAGTTCGTGTTACTATTCTGTACGCTCAGAATAATAACCTTGCTTAAAGGAGGCCTAGATGGCTGGTCAAGAAATACGGGCATTTAATGTCTCAACATCAGGGTTTAGTGCAGGGGTCGTTGGCCCCTCACGAAGTCGGATACAGGGCATTTTAGTGTATGCTACTAACATTACAGCCTTTACCATTAAGAATGGCTCCGCATCAGGAGACACTCTGCTAGATCTAACTCTCCCAGCGGGATGGAACGATGTGTTTCTTCCTAATGATGGGATCCTTGCTGATAATGGTGCGTATGTTTCTGCATTATCTGGCACAGGGTCGGTGATAACTTTACTCCTTGAGTAGGTCATGGCTGAGAAAAAGAAAGGCTCTATGAAGGGCCACAGCATAAAAGGTGGACATAAACGCCCCACAAAGTCTGGGGCGGGTATGACTAAGAAAGGCGTTGCAAAGTATCGCAGAGACAACCCCGGATCTAAGCTGAAGACTGCTGTTACAGGTAAGGTCAAGGAGGGGAGTAAGGATGCAAAGCGGCGTAAATCGTTTTGTGCGCGTTCTGCGGGACAAATGAAAAAGTTCCCCAAAGCAGCAAAAGATCCTAATAGCAGACTGCGCCAAGCTAGAAAAAGGTGGAAGTGCTAGTGGCTATTTCTCGTTCTCAGATGGGCAGTCAACTTGTAGGGAACAGAGTTTCTACAGGTGATGATGCCAAAGATCTTGAACTTATCCGTATGGGTAAGGGCGGTAAAACAAAGAAAAAATCTAAAAGTCGTGTAAACGAAGCTGGCAATTACACCCAACCAGAAAAAAGAAAGCGGATATTTAACCGCATAAAAGCTGGTGGTAAGGGCGGTAAGCCGGGGCAATGGTCGGCAAGAAAAGCTCAAATGCTCGCGAAGGCCTATAAAAAAGCGGGTGGGGGCTATAGAGACTAATGGCGCTCAAGAAGTCACAGAAAAGCTTGAAGTCTTGGACAAAGCAGAAGTGGCGAACAAAGTCTGGCAAGCCATCGACGCAAGGGAGCAAGGCTACGGGCGAGCGATATCTTCCTGAGAAGGCTATCAAAGCTTTGACGCCTGCGGAATACGCCGCTACTACTAAGAAGAAGCGCGAGGCTACCAAGAAGGGTAAGCAGGTTGCCAAGCAGCCTAAGAAAATTGCAAAGAAAACCAAACGGTTTAGGAGCGTAGTAACATAATGGCTGTAGTAACCCCAGACATGCCAGAAATATTTGAGGAAGCCTATGAAAGGGCTGGCCTTGAAATGCGTACTGGATACGATCTTAAAACCGCACGAAGAAGTCTAAACCTTTTAACATTGGAGTGGCAGAACCGTGGTCTTAATCTCTTCACTATTGAGGCGGGTACGCTCGCTGTTACAGCGGGTACGGCAACGTATACCCTCCCTGCGGATACAATTGATATTATCGAACACCAAATCCGCACCGGAACAGGCACCAGCCAAGTCGATACGGCGCTCGAAAGAGTCAGTGTCGCAACCTACGCGCAGCAAACAAACAAAAACACGCAAGGTAGGCCGACCCAAATCTACGTCCAAAGGCTCCCCACAGAAACAAAAGTAACTCTGTGGCCTGTTCCTGATAGTACAACAACCTACACGATATCTTATTTTAGGCTTAAAGGTATTGATGGCCTCTCATCTGGTGTGGGTTCCACAGTAACATCTGTGCCTCCACGGTTCGTTCCTTGCTTGGTGGCTGGCATGGCTTACTATCTCGCCATGAAGAAGAATCCCCAGATGGCAGCTAGCTTAAAACAAGAGTATGAGTTCCAGTTCCAGCTTGCCGCCGGTGAGGATGAAGAGACAGCATCAATTAAGTTTGTTCCATTTAACACGTTTATGATGGGTGCAGGATGAGTTACGCAAGAGGCAAATACGCTTTTGGCTATTGTGACAAGACAGGGTTTAGATATCCTCTGTCTGACCTTGTTCCTGAGTTTAACAACGGTGTTAGGACGGGATTTCTTGTAGGTCGTGATGTGGTAGATCCAGATCAGCCACAGAATTTTTTAGGTAGGTTGAAGATATTTGACCCACAATCTCTACGAAACCCAAGACCAGACACATCCTTACAAGAGAGTCGTGGCTTGTTTGGTTGGAATCCTGTGTGGAATGACGCACAGTACATGACAGCAGAGGTTGGAACTGTTAATATTAGCATAACTTAGGAGTTTGGTATGCCAAAGGTCGGAAATAAAGAGTTCCCGTATACTAAAGCGGGCATGAAGGCAGCTAAGAAGGCGGCTAAAGATACAGATCAAGAAGTCCAATACAAAATGGGCGGTGGTTATATGATGCGTAACAAGCCTATTGCCATGAAGGATGGTGGTTCTTTGAAGATGGTAAAGAACTCAGATGGTGTAGAAGTTCCATTTTATGCCGCTGATGGGAAAGGCAAAATGGCCTATGGCGGTAAGGTTAAGAAAATGCGCGATGGTGGTAGCTGCCGTGGCATGGGCGCTGCCTCTAAAGGTGGCAAGTTTAGAATGGCATAAGGGAAAGTTCAAATGAACTATTCAGAACTGACGCAAGCGATCAAGGACTATACGGAGAACACAGAGAGTACCTTTGTGACCAATATTCCTAACTTTGTGCGTCAGGCTGAAGAGCGGATCTTTAGGGATATCACCATTCCAGAGCTACGCAGAAACGTCACAGGCAATGTAAACGCTGGCAATAAGTATGTTGCGAGGCCTGATGACTTTCTAGCCACGTTCTCCTTGGCTATTATCAATGGCACAACATACACTTACCTTTTAGATAAAGAGGTAAACTTTGTGCGGGAAGCCTACCCTGACACCACGGTGCAGGGATTGCCACAGTATTACGCAATATTTGATGGGGATACCGCTACAGGCAATGGCAACTTTTTGCTTGGCCCTACGCCTGATGCAGCATACGACTTGGAGTTGCATTACTATTATGATCCACCTTCTATTGTTACCTCTGGCACATCTTGGCTTGGTGACAATGCGGAAGCGACATTGCTTTACGGATCTCTTATAGAAGCGTATACGTTTATGAAGGGCGAAGGAGATATGGTTCAGTTGTATAACGAAAGATATTCATCAGCCCTTATCAATATGGCTTCTTTGGGTGCCAAGTTGAGAACTGATACATACAGGCAACCCGCCGCGTAGGAGATAGGGTATGGCAATAATTCAAACAACATGTACGTCTTTTAAGCTTCAGCTTTTACAGGCGGAGCATGATTTTGATGCACATACGTTCAGGATAGCTTTGTATTCTAGCGCAGCATCTTTGGGTGCGGATACAACTGTGTATAGTACAACAAATGAAATAACCAATACATCTGGAACGGCATACACTGCGGGGGGCAAGCCGTTGACAGTGACATCTACATTTCCAAAGACCTCTGGCACAACTGCTATTGTGGACTTTGATAATATTTCATGGACTGACGCAAGCTTTACAGCAAGGGGGGCGCTGATCTATAACGCAAGTGCTTCCAATAAAGCGGTCGCTGTGTTAGACTTTGGAAGCGACAGGGTTGCTAGTGATAGTACCTTTGAAATACAATTCCCCGTAGCGGATGCCACATCTGCTATAATTCGCATAGCATGATAGGAGTTATCTAAATGGCGAGCTTTAACAAAGTAAACGATTTTGTGGTAAACGCAGTCCACAACATGGATCTTGCAAGCGACCAGCTTGCGGTGGCCTTAACAAATACTGCGCCGGGAAGTGAATCAAGCAACCCAACATCAGATGGTAACGGGATTGTTGGTAATCTTACACAGATTAGCTACACCAATTGCTCTTCTCGCAACCTCACTACAAGCTCATCATCACAGTCTGGTGGTGTATATAAGCTGGTTGTTGCAGATCTAACGCTCACTGCGTCTGGTACGGTTGGTCCATTCCGTTACATCTATATCTTTGATGATACGGTTACTTCTCCCGCAGATCCAATCATTGGGTACTACGATTATGGCACCTCATTGACGCTGAATAACGGTGATACGTTCACCTTAGACTTCAGCCCAAGCAACGGTGTCATCCAACTAACATAAGGCAGTATCATGGCGAAGCTCTTTAACAGAGCCAAGATGACAACCAGTACCACGGGTACTGGCACAATCACACTTGGCAGTGCGTCTACGGGGTTTCAGAGTTTCGCGGATGCTGGGGTTAGTAACGGTGACGTAGTACAGTATGTCATTGAAGAAACAACTAACTTTGAAATAGGCACTGGTACATACACCGCGTCTGGCACAACCCTTACAAGGAACGTGCAAGAGAGTTCAAACTCAGATAACGCCATCAGCCTCGCGGGGAATGCTGTTGTCTTTATTAGTGCGGTAGCCAGCGACCTAAACATCTTGCAGAACGCAGGCTCTACCAAGGTTGCTGCAACGTCTTCTGGTGCTACGGTTACAGGTAACTTGGCTGTAACGGGCACCGTTGATGGACGCGATGTTGCGAGTGATGGCAGCAAGCTAGATGGTATAGA